CCACCTACTGCTGTGGTAGGTGTTGTAGATAATATTGAGTATGATACTTCAATGTCTCGTGGTGCAGACACTTATTCCATTCCAGTATTTCTTTATGTAAGCAGAGTTGATGCACAAGATGCTCAAGATACCTTAGATGCGTTTCTAGCTTCTAGTGGTTCGAGTTCTGTAAAAACTCAGATAGAATCTGATAGTACACTCGGTGGAGTGGCAAACTCTGCTAGAGTAGTAGAAGCAGACAACTATGGAGTGTATAGTATAAATAACATAGACTACTTAGGTTGTGAATTTACAGTAGAGGTAATAGCATGAAATACATAGTACAGAGTGGCATTGATGTCGGTAAGAAACGATATGAAGTTGGAGACTCAATTACAAAAGAACAAATGGGAAAAAGTTTTAAGTGGCTCATAATGCAAGGTATTGTATTAGATGAATCTAAAATAATGGAAGAAGAATAATGGGAAAAGGAAGTTATGGTTCTGGCAGTGGCTCAAGGCGTGGTGGCAGAATGAGAAGAAGAAGAAGAAGGAGTAGAAGGTAATGGCATTCGTTCATGGTAAGGGTACTAAGGTTCATGTAAATGCAGTGGACTTCAGTGAATATTTCAATAATGTAGATGTAACCAAAACATCAGATGTTGCAGAAACAACAAACTTTGGTTCATCTGGAGTAAAAACTTTTATTGCAGGAGAAGATGATGGCACATTTTCATTGACTGGTTTGTTTGATGCCACTGCTGATGCAACCCTTCAACCACTTTTAGGTGGTTCAGATTTTAATTTAATTGTTGGTATTGATGGACTTGAAACTGGAGATAGAACCCAGTTCGGTTCTGCAAACATTACTAACTATGGTGTATCAAGCCCAGTAGGAGATGTAGTTGCAACTTCAATAGATGCTCAAGCAGATAATGGAGTTACAGTCGGTCTCGTTCTAAATGCTGGTGCTTATACTGCAACTGGAGTGCAAGGCAGTGCCAATGACAACTCAGCGAGTTCAACTGGTGGTGGTGGAGCATTTCTGATTGTAACCAGTGTAAGTGGTACTTCTCCAACTGGAGATGTAAAGATTCAGCACAGTGCTGATAATGTTACTTACGCTGATTTAATAACATTCACTCAAGCAACAAGTGCTACGAGTGAGATTAAAAAAGTAGCTGAAGGTACGACAATCAATAGGTATGTAAGAGTACATGCTACGATTGGTGGTTCATCTACTCCAACTATTAATGCGATAGTTGGTTTTGGAAGAAATAATTAAGGAGAAGATAAATGGCATTTGTACATGGTAAAAGTTCGGTATTCAAATTGGATAACGCAAGTGGTTCTTTAACTGACATATCAGCTTTTGTGAACAATGTGGACTTCCCAGAGACAGCTGATGTAGCTGAAACAAGCGTACTAGGAGCATCAAACAAAACCTATATAGTTGGTTTAAAAGATGCAACAATATCCTTAAGTGGATTATTTGATGCTACTGTTGATGCAATCTTAGGAGCTGTTGTTGGTCAAACTGCAACTCTATCGTATGAATATAGCCCAGAAGGAACTGGTTCTGGTGCAGTAAAATACACTGGAGAAGCAATATTAACCAACTACGCACTAAGCTCTCCAGTTGGAGATGTAGTCGCTTACTCAGCAGATTTACAATGCTCTGGTGCAGTTACTCGTGGCACACACTAATTAGATAATTAAAGAGAGGAGATACATGAAACGATTATCTATTGATGATATAGAAAAACTACCTTCAGTTCCAGAAGAAGAATTTGAGATTGAAGAGTGGGGTTTCTCAATATTAATTCGTGGTATCAATAAAGGTATGCAAGTTAAGTTGGGTAAATTACTTAATGAAGATGATGCTGATGCATTTGATTATCAAAAAGAATTACTCAAGGTATGCGTTATTGAACCAGAGTTAGATGATGAAACAATCGATAAGTTGTATGAAAAAGATGCTAAAGTCATTGACCAGATATTTGCAAAAATAAATGAACTCAATGGTATTGGGGGTTCTGCCGAAGCAGAACAGTTTTGAAAACAATCTTGATTTAATATTCAGATTCAAACTAGCTCGTGAGTTAGGCATGACTGTCGGAGAACTATTAGCTACAATGAGCTTCAAGGAATACAACCAGTGGATTAGTTTCTATAAATGGGAAACTGGAGAGCAAAACAAACAACAAGCTCTTGCTGAAGCTGAGCGTAATAAGAAGATGGGAAGATAATGGCAATAGCCGACATAGCAATAAATATTGTTACTAAGGGTGCTGAGTTAGCAAAACGACAACTCAATTCACTTAGTGGCTCTGCTGGTAAGTCTGGCAACATGATGAGCAAACTTGCCACTGGTGCAAAACTTGCTGGTGTTGCTCTTGCTGTTGGTTTAGCTAAAGGTCTTACAGAAGCAGTACAAGAGTTTACTGCATTCAATGACAAGATGACACAATCTCTTGCCATTATGAACACCACTGTCGAACAACAAAAGGCAATGGAAGAGTCTGCTCTATCTGTTTCAAGAGAGACTAGAATATCTGCTGAACAATCTGCTGAAGCATTTTTCTTTTTAGCATCTGCTGGTTTAGATGCTGAACAGTCTATATCTGCACTTCCACAAGTAGCTAAGTTTGCTCAAGCTGGTATGTTTGATATGGCTACTGCTACTGACTTAGCAACAGATGCTCAATCTGCATTAGGACTTACAGTTGATGATGCACAACAAAACTTAGAAAATCTTACAAGGGTTACAGATGTTTTGGTAAAAGCTAACACATTAGCTAACTCTTCTGTACAACAGTTCTCTGAAGCACTTACAAATAAAGCTGGTTCTGCATTAAAGGTAGCTAACAAAGGTATTGAAGAAGGTGTTGCAGTATTATCAGCATTTGCAGATAGAGGTGTCAAAGGTGCTGAAGCTGGAGAAAAACTAAACCAGTTACTTCGTGATATTCCTAGAGCAACAGCAAAGAATGCTGAAGAGTTTGCAAAACTTAATCTTCAGATGTTTGATGCTGATGGTAACTTAAAAAATGTTGCAGACCTTATTGAAGAACTTGATACAGTTCTTGCACCAATGTCAGATGAATTAAAAGCATCTACACTAGACCAGTTAGGACTTAATCGTGGTGTTGCCGATGCTGTAAAGATATTATCTGGTGCTGGAGATGAAATAAGAGCTTATGAATCTGCATTGATGCAATCTGGTGGTACTACTGAAGATGTAGCAAACAAACAGATGGGTTCACTCAAAGCACAACTTGATTTGATGAACAATGCATTTTCTGAGCTAGGTATTCTCATAGGAGATATTATTGCACCAGCACTTACAGCTTTGGTTGAGAGTGTTACAAAGACTGTAAGAAAATTTACAGACTTTATACAAAATCAAAGAGAAGTTACTGCTGAAATAAGAAAAAATGTTGAAGAAGCAGAAAATCAAAATCAAATATATGGAACTGATTTGCCAAGAGCTTATAGCTTGTATGGAAGTGGAGTAAAAGAATCAACTGATGCATTAAAAGATTCAAGGTCAGCTACACAAAGAGCTATTGATGCTGGTATGGCATTACATAATCTTCAATCAGATAGAATCACAACTGAAGATATTGTTGCAGATGCATTAGCTAACTTTACAAGAGAAACAGAAAACTCAACACAAGCAATAGAAGAATCTACTGAAGAAGCTCAAAAGTTTGCAGAAACGATGAAATCAAAACTTTTACCTACACTTCAATCAGTTGTTGATGCACAAGATAAATTAAAAGACATTCAAGATAGAGTTACTGATGCTGAAGAAGATAGAGATGAAGCAAGTAAGAATTTAACAAAAGCACAGAAACAGTTAGAAGATGCATCTCAGAATGTAATACTTGCCGAGCAAAATTTAGCTGATGCTAAAGAGAGAGCTGAACAAGTAACTCTCAAAGAAAAACTTGCAATAGTTCAACAAAAGAATGCAATCCAAGAACTTGAAGAAATGGAAGAGCGTAATGAGGAACAAGAACTAAAACTTGCCATTGCAAAAGAGAGACTTACTGAACTTATTGAAGCATCTACTGGAGCTACAAATGAACAAGTACAAGCAGAGAGAGAGTTAGAGAGAGCATTAGAAGCAGAACAAAGAGCTACTGAGCGTGTTACAAAAGCACAAGATGCATTGACTAAAGCACAAAAAGAACTTAATGAAGTAACTGCAAAGACACCAAAGAACCTTCTTGAGATAGCTATGGCTAAAAAAGAACTTGATGATGCTCTTAAAAATTTAGATGCTCTTGGTTCTTTTGAACAAGGTTTGGAGTTTCTGGTTGAATCAACTGGTATGAAGTTACAAGACTTAGTTGATATGGCAAATGCAATAAAAAGTGGAAACAATATTTCAGTTGGTTCTGGTGGAAGTGGTGTCTCTGGTGGTGGAGATGGTGGTAGCACTGGCAGTGAAACATTTAACACTGATGGAATATCTGATGGTGGAGCTGGAAGTGGAGACTTTATACCTTCAAGAGTTCCAGCATCTCAAAGAGTTGCAAGTACAGTATTATTTACACAAAACCTTAAGTTTGAAAATCCAAAACTTGAAGGAGATGAACTTGCTCTAAAAGTTGCAGAACAAGTAAGAAGAGCAACAAGAAATGGTATACAAGTTATAACATGAGTGTTGCATTTGATTCTGATGTAACATTAACAGTTGAAATTGCACTGGATAGTTCGCCATTAGACTCATCACAATCATTTACCGATATAAGTTCTTTTGTAAGGTCTTTTCAATTCTCAAGGGGTAGGTCTGATGAATTATCTGCATTCAGAGCTGGTACATTAACATTAAATGTATCAAATGCAGATAATAGATTTAATCCATCAAATACTTCTAGCCCTTACTTTGATTCATCTGCTGGTAGAACAAAGATACAACCACTGAAACAAATAAGAATAAAAGCTGAGTATGATTCATCAACTTATACAATATTTCGTGGCTTTTTAGATGTCATACCAGTAAAGTTTATAGCAGAAGGTGCTGACTCCATTGTTCAATTTACAGCAATAGATGCATTCAGATTATTTCAGAATCAAACATTTCAGTCAGTAGGTTGGAGAGTTGGTCGAACTGGTTTTACAGAATTAGGACAAACGACAAGGTTGGGTTATTCAGATGCTCAAGAACTATCTTCATTAAGAGTTTCAAGAATATTAAATGCCATAGGTTTTCCTTCTGCACTAAGAAGTATTGATACTGGAACAAAACAAGTTATAACACAAGGATTAACAACAAATGTTTTGACTGGCTTAAGAGAATGTGAAACAGCAGAGAATGGTCAGTTCTTTATTGATAGAGAAGGTAAAGCAACATTTAGAAATAGAGCATACAAGTTTACAAATACAAAAGCTACCACTGTACAAGCAACATTTGATAACTCTGGTTCTAATCTACCTTATACAGATGTACAATTAGGTTTTGATGACAATGAAGTTATCAACAATTATTCTTGGACAAGAAGTGGTGGAACTACACAATTTATTGCTGACTCGGACTCAATACAAAGATTCACACCCATAAACTCTTCTGAAACCACAATAAATGTTAATGACTCAGATGTTGCTGGTATTATTTCACAGAAACTTGCTGAAACAGCTATTCCAATAATTAGGATTGATAGTTTGACAATTAATCCAAGACAGAACACAAGTATATGGCAACATGCTCTTGGAAGAGATTTAGGAGATAGAATACAAGTAAATATAACAAATCCAGATAGTAGTACATTTAGTGATGAACTTTTTATTGAATCTGTTTCACATAGTGTTAGTGCATCTACACAAAGTTGGCAATGGATAATGACACTTAGCCCAGCTTCATCTGCATCATGGGTTTTAGGACAAGCACAATTAGGAATTGGTACACGATTTGCTTATGCTTAGTGCTAAGATAAAAGAGATAAAAGGAGATAAATAATGGCAGGAGCAGGTTGGAAATCCTACTCAACTGGAGACTTGATTGATGCTACAACTTTTCAAACATTTGTTCAAGACCAAGTAATACAAGTTTATGCTGATTCATCAGCGAGAGATACTGCATTAGGTACTAATGATGCAGAAGGAATGTTCTGCTTTTTAAAAGATACAAACACATTACAATTTTATGACGGTTCATCTTGGGTAAACTTTATCGGAGAAGGAGATATTACTGGTGTTACAGCAGGAGATGGTCTATCTGGTGGTGGAGCTTCTGGTGCTGTTACATTAAATGTTGACATCAATTCAGAAGGTTCAGTTACACCAGCAACAGGAGATGAGATACTCATAGCTGATGTAAGTGCATCTAACGCAATAAAAAAGACAACTTTAAATGACCTTCCAACATCAAGTGCTACACAAACTGCTTTAGATAATATTACTGCTGGTACATCTACTTTAACTGTACCTATCACAGTAAAAGTAGCAGATGATGGTAGTGGAAGTCAGAATGTTTTTTACTTTTTAAATGGAACTGATACTGGAGCTGGTACAAGGTCTGTATCTATGGATTTATCAACTGGATTCAAATATAAGTTTGATATTAGTGATAGCTCAAATAGTGGACACCCCTTAAAATTTTCAACAACTGCTGATGGTTCTCATGGTGGTGGCAGTGAGTTTACAACAAATGTTACTACTTCTGGAACTGCTGGTTCATCTGGTGCGTTTATTCAAATAGAAGTAACACCAGAGACATTAGGTATTGCTGGTG